CGCACCCAACCGGACAACCGGAGGGGGAGACTATGAGAATGGACAAATTGACTACAGGCATTGCGTACGGAGCCTCTGCCGGTAGCGTCCTGAACGGCCTGTTGAATGCATTTAGTCCGGATCAGTGGAACGCTATAGGTGTGCTGGCAGGTATAGCTGTTGCGCTCCTCACATACCTGACAAACCTTTATTTCAAAATTAAAGAAGACCGGCGCAAAGCACTCAGAGGTGAATGATGGCAACTCAGCCTGGTATCAAAAGCAAACTCAGCAAAGCGGTAATTGCTCTGATTATTTCTGGTGCCGGTGCTTCAGTGATCCTCGGCCAGTTTCTTGATGAAAAGGAAGGTAATCGCCTGACTGCTTATCAAGATGGCGTGGGGGTCTGGACTATTTGCCGCGGCGCAACCCGTGTTGATGGCCGTCTTGTTTACAAGGGAATGAAGCTGACAGCAACGAAATGCGCCCAGGTAAATAAGCTGGAGTCAGATAAGGCGATTGCCTGGGTAAAGGGAAACGTCACCGTCCCGCTGACGCAGCCACAAATTGCCGGAATCGCTTCATTTTGCCCTTACAACATCGGTCCGGCGAAATGCTTTACTTCGACGTTCTACCGCAAACTTAATACTGGTGATAAACGCGGTGCCTGCTCGGAGATAAAACGCTGGGTGAGGGACGGTGGCAAGGATTGCAATATACGTGCGAATAATTGCTTCGGTCAGGTGCAACGACGTGATCAGGAAAGCGAACTGACGTGCTGGGGGCTGGATGAATAACAATTTACTGATTGTGCTGGCCTTCTTGACTGGCGCCGCCCTTACCTGGTGGATTGAGGGAATACGCTGGGATGCTGACGTTTCCAAACTTAATGGAGCCCACACCGCAGAGCTGAAGAGACAAAGCGATCAGGCAGTGATTGACCTGACCAACCAGAAGAAGCGTACAGAAGCGGCACAGATTGCGTTGGCAGCACTGGATGCTAAGCACACGAAGGAAATGGCAGATGAGCAGACTAAGAATGAAAAGTTGCGCGCTGATGTCGCTGCTGGTACTCGCCGGGTGCGAATCGCCGCAGCAAACCTTGCTACCTGCAAACTCATCGGGAACGGCACTTCCGGCACCAGCAGCTTGGGCGATGCAGTACAAATCGACCTCACTCCTGCAGGTGGACAGACTGTTCTCGATCTCAGAGCAAGCATTATCAAAGACAACGAAGTAATAGAGTATCTTCAAGGTTACATTGAGTATTTAGCCAAACAAAGTACACCTTAATGATCTGGGGTAACCCCATCAATATGAACTGAATGGGATGGATGTTGCGCCATTTTTGCAGCCTTCCACTCGCTCAGGCTGTATGGCACCGCTTTCTGAATCGCGACAAAATGGCCCTTGTCATGGTTGGCTATATATCCGTCGATGACTGGCGTAAGCATGCAGTTTAGGGGGACTTCAAAGTTAGACTTAATCCATATCAAGAACTTTAAATCACCCTCCGCCGTAACTTTCAATATTTGCAGGTTATCAGGCGTTAGAAAGATTCCATCTACCACTTTCCATTCCATCTTTTCTACTCTATTGGCATTGTCATCTAACAATAGAGCACAAAATGGTAATTTACGTTAAAAACTTAAAGATACTTGAGGTAGGTCAAAAGGCTGTTCTCAGTCTCAGAGAGTCAACCAGCAGAGACGACGAAGTAATTCAATACCTTCAAGCTTATATAAAAGAGGTTCTAAAGAAATAAAGTCATCCTTGGGTGGTCAGTTCATTCCCTAGGCTGATTGCCATTTCTAAAAGATGAAGATTTTCTTCTAAGGCCTCTTTTTCAAACCCGTGCTGGCCTACATAAGAGTCAGGCTTAAAATCTTGGATAATAGCCGTCAAAATCTGATGGAATTGAATAAGTTTTGACGATTTCTCGGGACCTAATAGCCCGACCTTCGACATATTATTTTGATAAAAAGGGGCGTAATTATCTGGGATTAACGCGTAAAGCATCGCTTGAGAACCACCGGATAGGATTTCGGGCATTTTTAAGAATTCTGTGAAAAAGTCTAAATATCTTCTTTTTTCGATAATCATTAATAACGCATCGACTTCTGCAATAAAACCAGCCTCAAATGATTCTTTTTCGTACCTGCGTTTAGCATTTTCAACGCGGTAATTCACAGTTGCGGTAACAGCACCACCGACCAGAACACCAAAAAGGCCCGCACCGGCAGCAATAAGTTGATTTACAGTTGTTATTTCCATTTCAGCCTTCTGTTTTGTTTTAGGGGATAACACGCCACTTGAAGCATTCTAGCTCACTTAAGGTTGTCTTATGGAAGTCATTATTGACGGTATCCGCCACTGTCCCGTGACAGACCTACAAACAAACATTGATATCGCAATAACGACGCACAACCGGCCTGCTGTTCTGGCGAAGACGATTGAGCAGCACCTGACGCACTTACCGGCTGGCGCTAAGTTGATCGTGATAGATGATGGTTCAGCGCCAGCAGCCACAGCCGCCGGTATCGAAATCATCAGGCATGAGAAATCACTCGGGATCGTAGCTTCGAAGAACCGAAGTATCGAGGAGCTGATTGATGCCGATAAGCGTCGCAGCGATTACATCACGATAGATCGCCTGATTCATGGCGTGTGCTACAGCCCGCCAGTCAGCGGACTAAGCTGCATCATCCAGAACTGGAACCGCACCAAGGCGGCTGACTATGCAGTCGGTGATGCGCTGGGTGGCAAGGTCATCTACCCGTGTTACTCGCTGGTGGATCATGCCGACGGCGTCACAGTCGAGCGACATCCAGACAATCAACCAAGGATGGAACGGCGGCGCGCTTGGCGGCTGGCCGTGTCACCCTCATAGGAAAACCAATATGCCAGCAGCAATTCCCCGTGCATGCCGCAAGCACGGATGCGGGCGAACTACGACAGACCGTTCTGGTTATTGTGAGACGCACCGCAATGAAGGATGGCAGCAGCACCAGCGGGGACAGTCAAGGCATGAGCGCGGCTACGGCACCAGCTGGGACAAACTCCGACCGCTCATCCTCGGGCGTGACAAACATCTGTGCCAGGAGTGTGCGCGGCAGGGTAGGATCACACCAGCCACGACCGTCGACCACATCAAGGCCAAAGCCAATGGGGGGACCGATGACCCAGACAACCTCGAAAGCCTGTGCTGGCCTTGCCATCGGGCGAAAACAGGCCGCGAACGGCTCAAACGATAATCGTTCTCATCAGTAGGGGGCGGGTTGAGAGTTCAGGGCTATCGCGCTTCAGGACCGCCGCCTAAGTTTTTGTCACACGCCCGCAGGTTACAAATCTTTTTTAGGGGTCCCCTGAGGATCGATTAATAGGAGTTTTCAATCATGTCCGGACCGCCGAGAACCCCGACAGCTCTGCGTTTGGTCAAGGGTAACCCATCGAAAAGGGCCTTGAACAAGTCAGAGCCAAAACCCCCTTCTGGGGTACCCCAAATTCCGAAGCATTTTAACAAGCAGGAAAAGTATTGGTTCAAACGGATCGGGGAAGAGTTGGATTGCTCCAATGTGATCACCAAGCTTGATGGCATGGCGCTGGAACTTCTCATCGGTGCGTATGTTGAATGGCGAAAACACCGTGATGTGATTGACCAGGTTGGCGAGACCTACAACGTAACGAACATGCAGGGTGAGACGTTAGTAAAAGCCCATCCACAGGTTGCGATGATGTCAGATGCCTGGAAACGTTTGCGGGCAATGATGTCTGAATTCGGCATGACCCCAGCCGCTCGCAGCAAAGTCAGCAGCGAAGGGAAAGGGGAAGCTGACCCACTCGAAGAATTTTTGAAAAAGCGCAAATGATGAATGGCAACGGTTTCGGATGGTATCCAGTACGCCGAGCGCGTGCTATCCGGCGAGATTGTTGCTGGCGAACTGGTGCGGCTTTCGTGCCAACGATTCCTTAACGATTTAGAGCATGGGCCGGAACGCGGCGTCTACTTCAGTGAGGATCGCGCCCAGCACATCCTCGATTTCTATAACTTCGTCCCCCACGTAAAAGGCGCACTGGCTGGCAAGCCGATAGAGTTGATGGCGTGGGACATCTTCATTCTGATAAATCTTTTTGGCTTCGTTACCGCTTTTGGCACCGGCGAAGTCATCAGATTTCATAATTACACTCTGGTTTACACCGAAGCCGAAATTGTGGCAGCAGGTGGAGATGAATCGAAACTGCCTGCAAAATCCATCTGGTGGCAGGGCAATGAATATTCAGCGTGGCCGGTTCAGATTGAGGGCATTGAGGCATCCACCAGCGGCAGCGGCGCACAGCCGAAACTGACTGTGGCGAATCTTGACGGGTCGATTACAGCGCTGTGTCTGGCTTACGATGACATGCTTCAGGCTGTGGTGACGATTCACGATACGCTGGCGCAATACCTCGACGCCCGAAACTTTGCGGCCGGGAATGTCACGGCGGACGCCACGCAGGAAAAGCTGCAGGTTTTCTACATCGACAGCAAGAGCATGGAAACCAACATCTCTGTTGAGTTCACGCTGAGCAGCCCGATGGATTTGCAGGGGCTGATGATCCCGACGCGGCAGCTTCATTCTCTCTGCACCTGGTGCATCCGTGGCAAATACCGTTCAGGGGATGGCTGCGATTA